TTAATCAATGCATTGAGAGAATCAGTAGCATCACTGGTTTGTTCTGTACTAGGAGTACCCCCGGAAGGCAGCACTCCAAGTTTACGTAGAGCCGCAGTAATTACCTGGGCTCTTGTTTGGGTCCAGTCATAGGAGCCGGAGGTAGCCATGATTATTCTCCAAGTTCTTTTAGTTTAATCCGCACAGATAGACGTAAATCATATAAACGGTAAATTAGCCATGCGATAGTTAACAGACCAATCACCATAGGAATGGCTACATTCAGCATGAAAGCGATTCCCGACGAGACAAAGAAATAGTCTAGAAGATTCTTGAAATGATCACTCATTACAACACCTTATGTAGCACTGCAAAAGCGGCCCTCTTTAAGAGTTCCAGCTTATTAGCGGTTGTCAGGGCATCAAAGTCAGCAGAGTAGGTTGCCCAGTTCTTTGCCTTCCATGTAGCAATCAGGGTATCATTCTTAACTGCTGTGTCAGCATCTGCTGCGAGTGCAGCAGAAGCAATAGCAGCCTGCTGGTCAGGAGTAAGGGGAGGGGTTGTAAAATTTGTCCCATCCCACACATCCCCTAGCAAGGCAGTCAAAGCAGGAATCCATCCCTGTGCTTGAGCAAACGTCGGGTCAGATTCGACTATATTGTTAACAATGTTGTTTTTAAGTACAGCAAATCTAGCCATTAGAATACTCCAGTAATACGAATTTCACCACGACCACCAGTTCCACCGGCACCGGCAAGAGTAGGAGTTGCCCCACCCCCACCACCACCGCCACCCGGTGCCCCACCGTTACCTCCAGCAAAAGCAGCAGCAGCAGTATTTCCGCCGCCGCCTCCACCAGAACCACAAAGGCCATTAGCACCATCGGCACCATTCGATCCTGCGGCTCCAACCCCACCTGCCCCACCACCTCCGGTGCTATACGCACCTGAGGCACCTCCAGCACCACCTGTTTGTGTGGTGTTACCATAAGAACCACTGCCTCCTCCACCAGCGGCAAAGAGAGAACCTCCACCAGCAAAACCTGATGCATTTAATGTGGTATCGCCACTACCACCAGAAGCACCGCCCCACTCAGCGTTACCTCCCGCTGTATTGGACCCGGCTGATGCCCCACCAGTTAATCCTACTCTACTAGAAGAGGTGGCTGTGTACGGAATTGAGGAAATATTTCCTCCACCAACACCCCCGGTAGAGGCGCTACCACCAGCAGCACCACCAATTCCAGATGCATACGTTCCAAAAGTAGAATTTCCTCCAGAAGTACCTAAAAGACCAGAGGAGGCTCCACCGGGGCCACCAGCACCAATAGTTACGGTGACAACTGTGCCTGCTGTCGGAGGAATAATCGCAGTAAGGCTTCTTCCCCCACCGCCGCCACCACCGCCGCTGAAGTTGTTTCCAGTTGTACCAGCATTGCCACCAGCACCCGCACCAATAGCATCAACAACAAGCCGAGAATAGCCTGGAGGAACCGTAAAGTTACCACTCGTAGTATAAATACGATTTAAAGAGCACAAAATCACCGAGGTAAAGGCTGTGCCATTACACTGCACCAATCGAACCTCACCCGGATACATGATGTAGCTTGTAAGCCCGTCGATGGTTTCAGCACCATTTGGATCAAGCGTTAGATCAGTGGTAGACGAGTTTCTCAGGTACACAAACCAACCACTACCTAGAGTAGCGGCAGCAGTAAACGTCTGCGTAAATCCAGCAGTGGTTACATCTACCAGGGTGCCTTTATCAGCCGTGCCCAAAATAGTGTTGGAAGTACGTGTAGAAAGAACTAACGACATTCCTGCGGAAAGATCACCAGAACCTAGCAAGCTAGTGCCGTTAATAGTTTTAATGTTGGTGGCACTAACCAGCGTGTCCTGCTTGGCATTCAAGGCAGTCTGAGTGGCCGTGCTAACCGGCTTGTTAACGTCGGAAGTGTTGTCCACATTGGACAAACTTACATCTGATTTCGTGAGAACAACGTTCCCAGTCCGAGAATTGACGGACACAACCCCCGAAGGGCTAAGACTAGAAACCACTGAAAGAACAGCAGCAGCAATGGTACTTTGCTTAGTAATTCCATCAGCAGCAGTCACTACAGGGAACACATCAACAGAGGGATCAATGCCCGCTAGAAGAACAACGGGAAGTTCTGTAATTTTCTTATCGGCCATATATCACCATGTTAGGTTATCCCCATCTTCTGTTGTTAAATTGTCCCCATCCTGGGTATCAAGATTATCAGTGAGGAAGATGTATTGTTCGGGACTAGACCAGGGAATTCCTGGTTTCTCTTTGGGCATTTGGATCAAGTCCTGCGGATTCCGCATTTCAAAATCATCAGGACACACCACCACTCCATCCCATCGACGGCGTAGTTCGCTGGCCTTATGAGTGAATCCACATACTTGACAAACCGCGTTCCAATCGCCTGGTTTGTAGTATGAACGCATTAGCGGTAGAGGGCGAGAATTAGAGTCGCTGTCGTTGAGGTTGCTTTAACCTGACTCACGGCAATAGGAAGCACGGTCCCTACAGGCACACCTGTAAAAGTAACCGAATCTCCATTTTGTGTGGTAACAACAATGTTACCTGCGCCACCGACATACAAAGCGTCAGTGACAGGAATAAGGGCAGAATCACTTGTGGTGACTGCAACAGCCGATTTATACGGTGCGAGAATAGTGGTAGACATTTGTTTTCTCCAAAAGAAAAGGGGCCACAAGGGCCCCTTAAGGATTATCGCACGTAAGTAACGATATAGTTCCAGGGACCGCCAGTTGTCGAAGCTGTGCCAGTCTCGGCATAAACTGCTGTAATGGTTAAATCACCATTCAGCGGCATCGGTTGCAAGTTGGGCAAGTTGGTCATACCAACAAAACCTGTACTTGCTCCGCTACCTTTCACGTCATCTGCCTTACTAGAAACCGTACCACCGTTGTTAGCCACTGTAATGGTAACTGTAGCAGTTGTAGCAGCATCACTAGCAGTACCAGCTTCTCGAACAATGTGAAGAATGGAAGCGTCCGCAGGGAGGCTAGCTTTCAACACAGAGGCCGTTTCAGTTCGTGCTACTGTGAATGCCTTTACTTGTACGTCTTTAGCCGCAGGCGTAATCGGTGAAATGGTCGCCACTGCGGGCGACAATGTTTGAAAACCCATAGGTATCTCCTTTAAATGAGAGGGGTGTTACCACCCCCCGAAGACCTATTAGGCTCCAGCCGAACCGTAAATGGAACGCGGATCAGACCAACCGAACGAATAACGACCAGAAGCCTTGAACTTAGCGTTCTCAGTATCGAAATCATTATCTTGGGCGAAGGTGTCAGCCTTACGCTCAAAGTAGTGCAGACCTTGTTCCGAGGTACGAATGAACCAAGCATCCGTGTCCGTGAGGAACTGGTTAACCACCACTTCAGGAATCGAACCCATCATCTTCAGCACGTTCGGATCGTTGTTGTCCGTGCCCACACGGCCATCAGACTTCAAGATACGTTGTGCTTCAAACGCCAACTGACGCGGGATGATCAACGACTTCACAGTGACAGCGATCAACAGACCACGATCATCCGTGAAGGCTTGAATGTCCTGCACCGCTTGTTCCAACGCAGCTTCCGACAAGTCGGCAGCAGTAGCGATCTTGTTAGACCACGTACCACCAGCGATATTCGGATGGTCGGATGCCAAGAGAGTCTTGCCATCGCCACCAGTGTAGCTGGAGTTGAACGCACGATTATAGACGTTCGCACCGTTGATTTCCTTGGTCTGACGCATCGAGCGAGCCAGAGCCTTAGAACGACGCTCGCCGACAATCATGTACTGGTCATCTTCCATCATCTCTTGCGTGATGATGAAGCCCAGAGCATAATTGACGTGCTGGAAGCGCGACGTGAAACCTTGCTGTTCCGAGTCATAAGTGACCGGAGCACCTTCAGCTTTAACTACCGCAAGGCCAAGACCAGAAGTCCCGACGATTTCTTCCCAAGCGCGATCAGACGTGCTCTTGTCAAAGAGCTTGTCAAACTGTACCGGATAATCCGAGTACTCAGTTCCGTACCATTTCTTTACCCCAGGCCAGAGGGCCTTAGGGAAATTACCTGTACTAATAATACCAGACATATTCTATTCTCCTTTATTAAACGCCAGCAGTGCCGGTCGAACCCTTCAACTGATGGTTGTTAATCACAACGTAGGCACTCACATACGTATCACCGATGTTGTTATCGGGACGCGAAGGGAAGCCAATCAGCTTGAGGGGGAGAGTAGCCGTCGTGGCTTTAGTAGCCAGGTCAATGGACATACCCGAGGAACCCGTCACGGTAGAGCCAGCCGTCACGTCCGGGGACGCATTCAGGCCAATATCAGCCGCAGCCAACGTACCCAAGCATTGTGCTTCAAACACAAGATTCGGATCATCAGCAACGAGAACATACCGATCAGTGGAAGCAGCACGATAAACCGGCACATCCAACGTAGTGACCGGAGGCACGTTAGCCGTGTCGCCTACACCAGTGAACAGAATACCAGTAACCACACCAACCGCTGCGTCAGTAGCCGCCGCACGAGCAACCGTGGGAACACCCAACGGGGAACGGGCAGAGCCCGCCAATTTAACCAAATCCCCTACAGCGACAGCAGTGCTATCAGTCGAGGGAATAAAGTACACATTAGCTTGCCCTGTATAGGGGGCTCCTGTGATAGATTTAACAGGCTTAAACCCGTTAATACGAGATACACTTGCCATTAGCAATTCTCCATTAAAATTTTAATGATGTTTCCTAATGGTAGCATATGTGAGGAATTACTTATTTACGAGTAACGTCAACTTTACCATATGTACCGTCATTAGGATTCGGGCGCATAGCAGCTTCGATTTTATCTACGTACTTCTGTTTCTCTGCGAGGTCTTCATCAAACCAATCCTTACGCTTACGCATAACGATGGCTTTAATTCCACCACCCACAGACAACTGGCGAACTTTTCCAAGTCTACCTACGTCATCAATTCGGCTATCGCCAACTCGAAGTTCTTCGTCTAGATCAATTTCCCAATCTAAATCCTGAAGTTCACGCACACGGTCATCTGTGTCGTTTACGATTCGATATTCGTAGTTCGGGTCTTTTCCCTTAACGGCCAAACGGTTACGTCCTTCAACGGGATTACGCTTGGCACGGCGCTCTGGCGCTTTCACTAATTTTTCAGTAGTCATATGTTAAACCTTTCGACTTGCTTTTGCTTCGGCGATGTACTCTTCTTTGGTCATCACTCCATGTCGCACAAGTTTGTTCATCACCTGAGTCTCCTCAGCAGTGAGAGTAAAGCTATCAGCTCTAGCCCCACCGGTCCTCGTACCGCCCGAATCAACAGCCCCCGGCTTAGACCGATTGGGGTTATTAAACTTATGGGCAAATTCTTTCTTAGTACGTCTTTCAACTTCTTCCAGAATCTCAGTGGGATTACGCATCCCTTGTTGGGCAAGTTCTGCACCTAGAGTATCAGCATAGGCTTTCATGGCCTTTTCATTCTGATACCACTGGTTGCGGTTAACCCAAGCTACGAATGCAGGATTAGGTACGTCTTGTACGCTAGTCGTTTGCATCCGTTCGATTTGCTGGATCGTAGCTGTCTGTTCTGTTTTGGTAGCGTCAATCTGGTCATCAATAGCGAGGACTCGATCCACGTCACCATCAAGCAAAGCAGTTTTCTTTTCTTGACGAAGCTGCGCTAGAGCACGTTGATACTCTACTTCAGCAACCTTACGATGATGCTTTTTGAACTCCTCCAGGACATTCTTCGTAGCCTTGATTTCCCGGCTTTGTTCATCAATCTTGGCGAACAGTTGACCACGATCTAGGAATTCTTCTGCATCACGCCACTTACCAGTACCAGTAAACTGATCCTTAGGCACCCATCCTTGGGCCATCGCCTGACGTTCAGTGTCCGTATACTGCGGCTCATTACTTGATTGTGTACCCTGTGTCGTATCTTCTACGGCAGTTTGATCAACAACATTGTCTTCGCCTTGCGGCAGGTCTTCATTCACATCAGCCATCTACAGGCTCCTTCTTCTTAGTGATAATGGCAACAACGTCTTCATCGTTGATAACCACATAAACTTTACCGTCTTCGGGATCAGTGACATCCTTGCCACCGAACTTGGCGTAAGAGATATAATCTCCTACTTTGATGGGACACTCAATCCCATAATCTCGAAAGGCAGTCTCGCCAATAGCGAGTACCACACCCTTATCCATCGAAGCATTTTCTCGTAATGCTCGCTTGTCGATTTCTTCCTGCACCTTCGGCGGAGTAAGCAATCCTAAGCGTTCCATTTCTTTCTTTGTTTTGACAGCATCAGTATCTTCTGGAATGTCTCGTTCCACAAGAACTCGGTGCAGAATTACCTTAATCAATTATGAGGCTCCTCATCAGCTAGTTCAATGTCTAGAATATCTTGGTAGGCTTTAATTGCGCCTACTTTCTCCCGATCAGTAACAGGGTCCAATCCAGCTTGTTCAGCTAGTTGGTCTTTCAACCATTCCTGTCGGCGTCGGATTTCACCCATTATTTCTTGAGTAATGGAGAAACCTTTCCACTCGGATAAAGTCACTTCTTAGTAGCTCCTTTTGATTTGATGGCAGCTTGTTGCCTTGCATGTTCCATGCTTTGTGTGTGTGCCTCTTGGGCATGTTGCAAGCTCTGTTGGTGTTGATCTTGGGCTTGTGCTATACGAGCCTGATCTCCAGCGACTTGCGCTCCTAACTTGTACTGAGAAGACTGTTGTTTCTCAGATAACGAAATTTGAGCTTCAGCGGCCTTTGCCGCAATGTCTTGTTGTTTGGCTGCTTCGTCAAGGCGGGCTTGACGTTCCTTAATAGCCATGTCTTGTTCACCAGCCTTTTGATCAAGTTGAGCTTTAGCCTGCAAAGCCTGAACCTTAGGATCGGGCGGAGGCGGGGGCATTTGACCAGTTTGCTGAATCTGTTGCGGAATGAGTTCCTGCCAGTTAGGCTGCTCTTGTGCTTCAAGCACTCGTTGAGTAACTTTAAGCGGATCAAGCGGGGCACCCTGTCCAAGCAGTTCTTGCAGACCTTGGGCCTTCAGGAGTTTCTCAGTCTGAGATACAGCCGTGGGGTCAGCCCCAGGGAATATCTTATGAGTATCCTTAAAGTCATCAGGACCAACTTCCATATCCACAATATCCACGTAGGTACTTGGATTGACGTATATTCCATTAAGGCGATATAGCTTCTGGAATTCTTCTGCAAGAGAGCGGTAGATACGCTTATAGACAGCAGTAAAAACCTTCATCCCTTGTTCGATAGAAGCCATAGTCGTCGTAGCGGGAGTGTTTTGTCCAGGCATTTTTCCGACAAATATCTCCGCTACGGACGCTAACTCTTTACCTGAAGTAATAAGAGAACCCATCAACTCAAAGAGAACCTTGCTAGGTTCTTTTGCAGGAAGCGGTACAATCTGCTTCTTAAGGTCGTCTCCAGTAGAATTAACTACCTTCCACTCACCAGGATTAAACCTAGTTTCACCCATACGAAGACGCAATCCTTTTCCAAGGAAACCAGATTGCATGTTACTCAGAGTACCAGCATCAACCAACTGATTGATCAGAGAGTTGACAGCTTCGTTAATCGGGCCTAATAGAACACCAAAGCCAATGTCGTAGAAGCTACCATCGGGGTTTGGAACAAAGCCAAACTTTGTGTAATACTGGATAGGCTCAATCTTAGCAAGCTTACCTTCACTTGTATGGAAGATAGTCTTGTCGTCAAATCGAGCAACAATTCTGACAACCTTGCCGGTTGCTTTATGAAAGGTAACAATGTAAGGTTCTTTGTAGTCATCCTTATCTAGATCAAGATAGGTGTGTTGTTCGATGAAGATGTAGGGTGTAGTGTCGTCATCACCAGGAGCATCATCAGCATTGCGCTCATGAGCTTCTGCGAGAGAGGGTCTACCGAGTTCCACATCCTTCAACCATAAACCAGACTGTTGACGTTCTTTCATCAGGCGGGGATTAATCTCCAACCATTCAGAAATACGCTCAGCTTCTTTCAAACTCTTAGCCCAGTAGTTAACTACTAGGTCTTTAGGGAGAATCATCCTGGAGCAATTAACTTCCTTGATGGGGTCCCAGTACGTCTTCTTGAAAACTGTACCAATAATCGGAAGCATGATCAGGAGCTTGTCCATCTCTTCTTCCCAGCCTTCCATTTCCTCCATCAACTGATAGGACATATAGATCGAGACAGCTTCAGCCGTCTTAGTCTTACTTCCATCAGGGTCTTTGCCGTTAGGCTTTGCCTTAACAATCCGTCCATCGCTAGGAATCAGACTAGGATAGGCGCGAGCGGCGAACTGCATAGCAGCAGTGGAGAGGAGCGGGTACTTAATGTTTGAGGCTTTAGGCCACGGAAAGTTTTTAACTTCAGAGCATTGCTTAGCAAGTTTAATCCACTCGTCTACAGCCTTATCCCATTCTTCTCTGGACTCACAGTCCATTTCGTAACCGGCCTTAGCATCTTGTCCAATCTTAGTGAGTTCATCCTCAGACATTTTCTCAGCAAGATTGACGGACTCAACAATAGCTCCCAACGGAGTCTGCTCAGGAGCCTCTTGCGACGGGTCCGGCTGGCTATAGTCTTGTTCACCCATATGTTAGTATCCTGTTGTTGCAGAGCGTCCCTGTTCATAGAGGCCCGATTGTTCGTATTCTTCTTCGTACTCTTCTTCCTCGATATCCTTTTGGCTACGTCCACTAACCATTCGATCTAAGATCAAGCCAATGTAGGCAAGAGCATCAACTTGGTCATCGTGTTTACCACGAGGAAATATGACAGCCTCATCTTCTAGGTCGTAGTACCAATCAGCAGCCTTGTCAAACTTGACTGCTCCAGCGCGCATACGCGCCTGAATGGAGCGAGCCCTAGTGATCTTGTCTGTCGAAGGAGCTAGAGGAAGGATCGTAGGAAAGATATTGGTGTCCAGCATTCTCTGACGTAGGAAAGGACCAACAGACTTTTCAATCTGTCCTTTTTCCATAGAGATAGCTACTGGATTCCACAACTGGTTCAAGGAAAGGATTGTTTCTACAATCTCCTGTGAGTCCATCCGTTCTCGGATAACTTGGAAGATAGTGAGAGCGTTGTTTTCGTCCACACCACCCACCACGAACACAGACCAGTCGGCTCTTTCAGCAGTAGACACCGCCAAGTCAGTCCCGATATAGAAATTGTAGAGCTTCTTCCAGTCCTTCTTTTTCTGAAGTTCCCGATCAACGTCCGTCATATCACGGAAGTCAGACCGTTTGAAGTAGGCAACACTCTCATCTAGGGGAACGTTCAGGTACTCTTGCGAGTAAACGTCAGGAAGTCCTTGTTCAAGGTACTCTTGACGCTTAGCAATAAACCATTCCTTACTGTAGTGTTCTTTCCACAGAATTTCGCTAAAATCACCCGTATGAGCCCTGTATTTGACCGCTTTCCAGCCCGGTTTGGGTCGGGTAGAGTAGGTTTTAAGGGGTTCAATAACGGTGTATTTTTCGTTCCTTTTGGGCATTAACGACTCCAAAAGTGAGTCATTATGCAGAATCGTACCTACATACATGATCTTACCCTTGTAGGATAAGCAAGGCAGTAGGGCAGCATAGAACCAGCGTTTGAACTTAGCTCTACGTTCTTTATTCATCACGATTTCATCGTTCTCAAGGTCATCGCAGATGATTAGGTCAGGCCGCTTCTGGTCCCATTTAGCACCACGAAGCTTCTGTTCAGCACCTTTGGCAGACATACGGAACTTGTGTCCGTCTTCCATCAAACAAATGAAGTCGTCTTCGGTTTCCTTTAGGAATCCTTTGACTTTGAAGAGTGAGCGTAATTGCTCATTCTCAAGTAACTCGCTTTTGATATCCCCCAAGAACTGAATCGCCTGCGATATAGTATCGGAGACGATTAGTACGTATTGGCGTTCACGGAACAAGACAGCGGCTAGAGCACAGGTCTGCGTCACAGCAGTGGTCTTAGCGTGTCTACGGGGGGCAGCGATAGCTACTTGGGAATGAGAACTGCAAAACAGTTCCCACCACTCTTTATGGCAAGCAGGAGTCTTAACAGCCCCGTCGAAGTTCTTCTGAAGCAGTGAACTAGAGAAGCCTTCAATCACATCGGCTGTAAGCATAGAACTCCTTAAGGACGGCGTTTTCTAGGATCAGTCCATCCATACGAATAACTACCGGGAGGTAGGGGTTTATATGGAATGGGAGTAGCCACCGAGGCTGATCGGGCCGTTGTATAGGTCTTTTGAGTTTGGGACCTGGGTGAGAATAACACTACTTGATTAAGTAGCATTTGTGTAGCAACACTCATTTACAGATTACCGCTTGGTCCACCTTAGAAATGGTATTAGCAATGCCAATAGGGCCATATTCAGATACCACAAAAGCTTTGTCTCGGGCGACAGTACAGACCACACGATTATCAAATTTTCCATCAAGGGTACTACAACCACTAAGCATTAGGGCCAACATCGTCAGCGCGAACAATCGTTTCATCTTTAGTCCTATAACGTTTCCAAACACCACCAGCGAAGACTCTTACTCCAAGCCAGTAGGCCCAGGCTAAGCCTGTGTATCCTTTTTTCTTAATACACTCACGGAGCCTTCGGTCTGCTTCGGCCCGCGATATATCACCGAGCTGATAGTGAGTGTCGTGTTCTCCGCAACAGTCTGCACCGAAGTCGAAGTCGGGGACTGCGGTACAGCCATCGTATTTGACCCCTTTTCGGAAGCCGTCCCGTACCACCCGTACTTGATCTGCGAATCCCAAGTGTTCATCTTTTTCTAATTCCGGTTCTAGTTCGTCTTCAGTATAGTCCGTCATTTCCGTCGGGCTCGCTCTCTCTTGGAGATTTGGGACTTGAGCGATCCATCAGGATTGCGGGAGAATGAGCGATTCTCTGAAGCGGGTACAGCCCGAAGATTACTCTTTCCAAGACCTCCACCCGTGCTAAGAGGCTTTCGATGATCAACGTCCTTTCCGTCTCCTTTATGGACCTGGCCAGAACGCTCCAAGGATCGTCTTGCGGCATTTCGTTCCTCTCTTCGTTTTACGATTTCAGGGCGGCTATTGTAGAGAGCATTCTCTCGTTTATAGTCGCGCTTTCCATTCGTCATGTAAGGCATTACTCAGTCTCCTGGGGTTCTACGGGGGTAACGTCTGTAACGTCCTCCTCGTTTAATTCGATGACTTCTGGCTTCTTGACGTTCCATTTAGCGAACTCTTCAGCCAAGAGTTTAAGTTGCTCAGCAACAGTAACTTGGGAGGTTTCTTTACGTTCAGTGGCATTACCACGAAGCAGTTCCCTCTTGGAGAGGGTGTCCACCGAAACCCTGTGAACATCACGAAGAGCCACTGGCTTACGCACAATTTGCCCCGTTTTCTGGTCGTAAACAAAGTCCCCGTTCTCTACCCGATCTAGGACAGCATCTAGGGATTTGTCTACGATTTTGGACAACTTGGTGTCCATCTCGATGTTCTGGGTCTGACGGATTTCAGACTCTAGCTCTTTCCACCAAGGTTGTGTCTTCCACTGGCGCACTAGGTCATAGGATACGCCAGTCATGGCTGCAACCATTTTGAGGTTGCCTAAGACGAGAAACTGGCTAACTACCTCAATCTTCTTTTCGATAGGCCAAGTGGTGTTGACCTTGTGTTTAACCTTCATATTGCGTACAGCAATCTTGTTCAGGCGTTCTTTAAAGTCTGGGGTTGTAGGCATTGGTTCCTCTTGGAAATAGTTAGGGGGATTCACACCCCCATGCTCGTAGCTTCATTTAGCGTTGCCGCGAGGTCCACAACGGCCCTTGTCGAAGGGGCAAAGCCGGGTTTCCCCGGATACTCTGGAGCCCTTTGAAGGAATCAAACCTCCGTCTGCACCGTACAAAGGGGCTGTTCTGCCATTGAACTAAAAGGGCTAAATTGGCACCCTAGGATGGGCTCGAACCACCGACAGGCGGATTAACAGTCCGCTGCTCTACCAACTGAGCTACAGGGGTATTGTTTTGGCGGGCCCCCTAGGACTCGAACCTAGATCGTGCAGTTTTGGAGACTGCTGTTTTGCCTATTAAACTAGACACCCGTATTGTGGAGCGGGTACAGGGAATCGAACCCTGTCAGCACAGCTTGGAAGGCTGGCGCTAGTCCTACTAGTTATCCGCGTATTGGTGGGCGCAGCACTACCTGTTCAACCCGTATTCTTAGACGCCTGCTTCTTTGAACATAGCCACAGGCAGCATGCCTTGGTCCCCGTCAGGGTAGACCAGGATGACGTTCTCACCTTGGACTGTGAAACAGGCTTTGTACTGAGTTCCGTTAAGGAAGACCTCAGCGTTGTAGAAGTACTTCTTCAGTTGGTCCGGCACGTGGGCCAGGACCTCAGCACTGGAGCAGGCAGTGTCTCGCAGCGTTACAAAGTCACGACCGTTACTTGCCTGAGGGGCTGCAAAGCCCGAAATAGCGAAGCCTGCAACAAGCAGGCTACATAGGAATTTCTTCAAAGGTACTCCTTTTCAGCAGGTACTTCGTACCTTTATAGGGATATTATGGTCTTACTTTGTAAGACAATTAAATGGCTTATACTAATATTATACCACAAATTTAACAATTTGTCAATACTTATAGGATAAATAATTAAAATATTTTAATTGACTTTATAGGATTCTATGATATAATAGTATAATATATTAATAATATAATATATAAATACAATCCCTTAAGGGATTGTATTATAGTATTTATTAAATATTAATATAATAATAACAACCCTTAAGGGGTTGTTATATAGGGTATTTAATATTTTAAATAATATTACCGCTATACCTAGGTGCTATAGCCCTGGGAGCTTTCGCCAGAAAGGCTCATGAACCCTGCACCCTTAGGTCAGGGTGACAGGGAGCGATCTAGCGACCCAACACATCCCCCTACCCCTAGAAAGCCTTTAAACGGCCCTATCGCATCCCTAGGGATGCTCATGAGCGTTTATGGTCCTAGAAGGCCTTAAAACGCGATAGGAGCGTGTCTAACCCCCTACCCAATACCCAGGTAGCCATCTACCCTAAAAACGCCTTATAGAGCATTTAAATCGGTATACGTCTATTTATAAAAATATTATAAAAATTTAGCATACTTGCTTACGCGATTCTCAGCCCGTCGAAGTTTTCCCCCCTACCCCCCTCATCGAACCCTGCTCATCCGTTGGCTGGAATCGAATGATAATCATTCTCATCTAAAACTAAGGATGAGTTAGGCCTGTCCGACCATGATTTGACCTAAAAACCATGCTGGAAATAGGGCCTTTTTTGGTGATCGACCATGTTGGAGAGACCCGTTGTGTAAATACAACAGCTTACGCCAGGGTAGGCTGCGCCAGCATGGGCTAGGATCATCACTTATCAACAGGCTGTGGATAACCCCTAAAACGGCCTAGAATGCTGTGAATAAGGTTAGGTAAGGGGGTAGGTAGTCCCCCTGTGGATAACTCACTGGAGGCGATTCTGGTGCGTTCTAGGGTGTAATACTTCTGTTTCCAGAATTAAGTTGTCCACAGGATAATCACATATGGCCAGCTAAGCGCCTCTAGAGAGTAGCGGGCGGACAGTTAAAATTTTAACTCACATCTTGTTACAGGGGATACAAGTCTGTTACCCCTGCACCTAGCCCTAGGGTGTCCAATGGAGTCTGGTTAGGTTGATTGATCGTAGTCACCTAATCGGGGCGGCCCAAAGGCCAACAAAGCAAAGCCCCATCCGATCGTTAACAATTGGCTTGGCTATTGACTAGCATCCTATGGAATGCCTATGGCAGATCAAGGAGCTAACATGGCGAAGAAAGCAAACC